GCCTCATAGCCAAAACCCCAACCTCACGGCAGGAGTCTAACTGCATAGGTATGTAGATTGGGACTTCAATCGTGTCGATTTTCCCCTCTTTTATCACTTCTACGATGCGTTCTCTCCACCTCGCCTGTACTACTACCATCGTATCAATTATCGTGTCCCTACGAGCCTCTAAATGAACGATTGAGTCTTTCAGTTCAGTTAGGTGTTTATCGTACTTGGAGGCTTCCTTCTGCTGAACTATATGTTCAACCCTACGGGAGTAGTCGATGTATAACCAATACACCCAAAGGAGTATGGCAATAGAAATGATTAGCTTGTAGCTTACGCTTTTCATTTTCGTTTACGAGCAGCAGAATAGGCGATGGCAGCTATCTGTTTCCTGCCCCTTTTCTTAGATGCGGGCTTTTCTTTATTAGCTTTCGTTAATTCGGAAATGTTGTAGGCAACGGCTTTCTTTAAGCCCCCCTTACCCTTGGCTTTCATTAGTGGCATCTTTCTTAGATTTAAGTTTGCTAATATATTTCTGCTCTAAATACTCAACAACGGTGAGCCCTGAATACCCGATTACGAAGGCAAAGCCATGCTCAACACCATCAATCTGTATCTGAGATAAATCCACTACGATTGGAGTTAGGTATGTAGCCGAAACAGTGCCTGCGAAAATGGACAGAATACGCTGTGTCCAGTTCTTAGCATCCCCCCATAATAGAAGAGAGCCGAGCAGGCCACTGAACGTGAATCCGATGTTTATCCCTAACGATAGTAAATGTTGCCGTATTTCATCAAAATTAGCCATTCTAAGACATTTTAATGGGGCAAATATAATAGACTATCAATTATCGGTTTCGAGGCCGTGATGGGCATTATAATCCTTCGTGTACTGCTCATCCCAGCCTAAAAAGGTATGCACCCCGACAGGCGTAGGCCAGCACTCGAAGGGCAGGTAGGCAGGTTCAGGCTCTGCGTCCCAAAGGATGTCTACGCAATATGTGCCCTCAATGATGCCGAGCGGCACTGCGAAGCCTTGCGGCACTGGTAGCGCGGTGAATGTCGCTTCGTTGGGAAAGGCGTATTTGCGGAAGGTCGGCATTTATAGTCGGGTTAATTCGGCGAGTTGGTCGTTAGATAGCCGCGTGGTGTATAGGGCGGCGGCGCGGATGCGGTCGTTAAATTGATTTATATCAGTACCACTTGAGCCTAAATTTAATTTAGATAACCCTGTTAATGACGCGTATGTTCCGAGGCCAGTTACATTTCCACTTAAAATTGCGCCATTTTGAAATACCTCATTGTTTCCAGAAGAATAACCAAAAGCGATTTTTATTGTGCCATTAACAACATTTGTCCCTGTTGTAGCTATTTTCTCATATATTTTAACACCAGTCTGAACTAATGACACTACCAATACATATCGAGGTGATAAAAATTGATATTCAAGCCTAATGTAATTCTGCAGTGATCCATCACTAATATAAAAAACAGCACGCGAAGTTGTGGATGCAAAATTCCTCACGTCCACCTCCGCATAAATCGTGCCCTCCGTCTGCCCTATCAACCCACTCACGAGCGCACCCGATGCGCTGATGACCTCTGCGGCACGGCTGCCTGTTCCTGATGTTGTGGGGATTGGTGATGTAGGAACAGGGCCAACTTCTGCCTGTGTGAAGTCCACTTCGATAACATCACCACTTGCAATCATCCGTATTCCTACCTGCCCCGATGCCACGGTTTGCGCTCCACTATTAAACGGAGCAAACGCAGTTGTCAACGTTACGGTCTGCCAATTTGTGCCTCCGTTTGTGGTGAGCTGAATTTGACCAGTTCCTGAAACTCTACGCATGTAGGCCGAGAAAATACGCGACTGCGAGGCGTGCGATATGTCTTGCGTTATCGTCGCACTTGCCGCCGTAGCCGTTAGCGTCGTTGCTCCTGATGCAGCACCATCAGCGCCAACGGCGTTGCGTACTGCCGTGATCCCGCTTGCCGCCCACGTGCCACTCACCGATAGATCGCGACTCCACAAGGCTTGATTCTGCCCACTCGCCTCCACCAACAAGGCAGGACACGACTGCCCAAACCAATCGATGCGCGGCACTCCCGACGCGACGCTCTCAATCAACCCGCTGCTATTGACACGCGTCGCCGTTGTGTTGCGGCTGACGGTGAAGCGCATCGTGCTATCCTCCGCCACAAACGGAGGCACGTCTTGGTAGAGGTTGCCATCCTTGTAGAATTGCGGCACGATCAGCATCGACGGCGTGAACGGCAGTCCGTCAGTATAAACATCTTGACCTCTTGACACCAAGCAACTGCCTGTGCCAGCGTTTTCGTCCTCAACACTCGCACCTGCGCCCTTCGCGCCTTCAAGCGCTGCCGCCCACTGCGTCTTGTAGGGGTTTGTGCCGTGTTGCGCGACGAACGGCAAGCCGTAGCCAATGCCTAATGCCATTATACAGCGCTTACGATGGTTACGCCCTGCATTGAATAGCCAATGACGCTGCCTGCGTTCAGCGTCACGGCGGCGATCCTGCGGCCATTATTGGCGGCTATGATCATACCCGGACTAAACGCCTGCCCCGACGGAAATAAGCCGATACCTCCAGCACTCACCGCCGTCATCATATTCGTGCCGTTGGAATCTGTCAGCGTTGTGAACTTCGCCTCCTGATTGACGATCAACACGTCATAAGTGCGACCTGTCACCGATGAAACTGCGCCAGCGCCGACTGCCAGCACTTCAGCTGCCATTCCGCGGCCAAGTAGCGCATCCATTTGTTGTCCTACGTTCATTGTATTTTCTTTAGTTGTAAATATCGTTTTGCCTAATTCTATGCAATTCTTCAATCGTGTTTTAACTCGTCGGTATTTGACATACATTGCGGCTGAATGGCAACTCAAAAACGACCGTTGCCTGCCATCCTGCGACCTTGTCATCCCTTGCCTCGACAAAACGCGTAGCACTCACCGCGCCGGTGATTGTGTAGTCGCGGTCAGGATCATCGGTGAACTCCGCAACAAAGTCCTGCATGATCCGCAGGGTGTCTGAAAGTACCTCATCTTCATTATCCGTCCACCTATACCTAACGTCACCGCTTATCGTCGCATCCAGTCCGCGCAGGTCTGCAACGCGGTCCATCACAAGCACGCTGACGGTTAGGTTGGTAGCACCCATAGGCATTGACGCGCTCTGCGCATCGACGAACAAAAGCGGGTAGATGACCCTATCCCTGTCGGCTGTCCGTAGGTTTATCGTGTTGTCCGTGCCGATCGCCAGCGGATCGCCGAAGCCCACCGCGTTGATCTGCAGGTGCGACTCCGCGAAGGCTATCAGGTCGTTTTTGATCGTTACCCAACTGCTCATAAAATTGCTTTAGTTTGTTTACGTTCTTGCTGTGCGCCATCAAAAGTAGTTGCGTCTGTTTTCCGGGTAGTCCAGCGGATCGCGATACCTGCCCCTGCGCCCAAGCACCATGCCAGTCTGGTATGCGCTGTTGGCCGGGTAGATCGTGTCAATAGCGACAGGCGGATTGTCGAACAGCGGGAATAGCGTGTGGTTCTCTTGAAGGTAGCGCGTGATGCGCTCGGTGTACCACTCCGCATCGTCGCGGCTTTTGTCCATCAAGCGCGTCATCTCACGCTCGCTCATTGACGTTGATTCCGTGCTGCTGCGCCTGTCCATCCCCTTGTTCATAAACTTAAAAGCCAGCACCATCGGTAGTTCAAAGTACATCCACTGGATGATTGCAGGCTGGATGTAGGTCTGCATCAGCGTGGTGTTGTTAGCCGACAAAGTGCCAGCAATGACCTGCGTCACGAGTTCCGCGTATAGCGCCGATCCTACCGCTGGCTGAATGTGCATCTCTTGCACCTTGACGATCGTGGGACGTAGCTGCGTGTAGCTTGCGTTTTCGCTAATGACCGAATTTTCGATCAGCGTGTTTTCGGATATGAATAGTGCCTTGCTCATTCAACGATTCTTTCAACTTGTGTACCTTTTTTGATCACCAACTGCTGCACCCACATGTGCCGGCAGCTTGGCCGGTGCCTGCCATCTTCCAGCGTCAGCCAGCCGCCTCTGCGCTCCCAGACGCTATATCCCATCAATGCCGTCAGCTGGTTAATGTCGTCGCGCGTGTATAGGCGTGCGCTGCTCAAGTCCATCATAACTTGGCAGAACTTGCGGCTCTTATCGTAGCCTTCTGCCTTGCTCAACCCTCGATATTCAGGCCGCCAGTCGTACCGGTAGCGCACCTCGACGATCGGTTCAGGCACTTTCTCCTCCTTGGTCGCTTGACCGATGCCGCGCTTCAATGGATACTTGTTGACTTGCAGGAGGTACTGGATGCGCTTGCGGATGCGCGCCTTGCTCACCCCGAACTCCTTGGCCATTTCTTCGACCGTGGCATCCTCGCGCTTGCGCCTGTATTTTACGATTTTGTCGTCCAGCGCCTTATCTTCATCTGAAACTGCAAACTGCATGAAGAACTCCGCCTCGCCGTATTCGTTGAAGTCAAGTTCGCGCTCCTGCAATACCTCGAAGCTTTCACGCGCCTCACCGAACTGCTGGCCAACTTGCGCAAGGAACTCCAGCTCATCAGCTTCATCCGTGAACGCCTGCTCCTTGACGCCCAATAGCTGGTCGACCTGTTCCGGGTTAAGGCCGAAGCCAGCGGTCAGCATCGTGCGCGCCTGTTCGAGTGTGACCTTGCCTTGTGAATAGTGACGCACAATACGCATCAGGTTTTGGTACTGCCTGCCTGAAAGCGTCTTGATAGCTTCATTAACGCCAGCGCTGGCTTCTACGGCCACTTCCCCTGCGTCGGGTGCCGCCTCTGCAAGTGGCTCATAGCCTGCCTTCTCGCGTAGTTCGTCCTGCGTCAAAATCTGC